GCTCGACATTTTGAAAAATTGCGTGAAATAGTGCGACTTCTCTGTTTAAATTCTTGTGTCAACTCTTGTAGGTTAATTGTTTTCATGCGGCAAACCTCGGAGCAAACGCGGCTTTATAGATTGGATATACAAGATCGTATTGAGATTTACGGAATTCTTCCCAAGTGGCTACGAGTCCCTTATACGTTGTGCGGTATTCGAATCTTTTGCGAACCATCCATTCAAACGCTTCTTCAAACGTAACAGGATTTCCTAATATTTCTTTTTCCTTATGTTCTTTGTAGGCTTCGCGTGCATCTGCTAAGGAGATTTCCCACTCGGTCAGAAGGATTTCGTTTACGCGGGCGGATGTTTTGCGTCCGTGGATGCAGTTGGAAAAAGTAGGTCTATTAATTGAATGCTTGAGCGCAAGTTCAGAAGTGGTTTTACCTGGCTTTGCGATCAGTTGGAGTTTTAATACCGGAAATTGACGACCGCTTCTTTTATTAAACATGAGGAACCTCTCCAGAAGCAGAATGGAGGAGCCCTTCTTTTTCTAATAGAGTACGTATATTGTGTCCGGGGGCGATCCCACTGAGTACTTGGGTTACATAACCGTAATTCAAGTTATGGATACGGGTCCATTCGGCGACACTCCCATATCGATACCTAAGCTCAGTTTTAATTTTTTGTCGGATTTCTTTGGGAATGAATCGCAATTCTGAATCCGGGGAGGAGCCAGAATTTTCAAATATTGCCGAATCGTTTTTGTTCATGGTTGACCTTCGTCTGTGCCGAAATATTATCTAATTAACTATTAGTAATATTTTTATCTAATAGTTAAAAATAACAACCAAAAAAATTTCTGAAAGTAATTTTTTTTAGGGAACATTCATCTAGTAAATGTTCCCTGGAGGCACATGGGCGACCGGATCTCGCTATTGATTGAAACGCTAGGAATATCGAAGAAAGAATTTAGTGTAAAAGTTGAAATATCCCAACCGTTTTTAAGTCTACTGATCAGTGGGCAGAGGACACTTTCTATAGAAACACTTAGTAAAATATCGCAATTGTTCAGAGTAAACGTTCACTGGCTTATGACTGGAGAGGGTGAAATGTTTCAACCAAGTTCAGAGGAACTTCGAAAAGGCATTGCTTCGATGGAAGATTTGCGCCAGTTGCATTTCAGAATGCAAGCCCGGCCAATATTAAAAGATGTCATTCAAAGCGTTAACGAGTTGGATAAGGTCGATCCTGGAGGATTAGAAATCATTAGGGATATGATCCATAAACTTTTGAGTAGCAAAAAGACATAATAATTCAATTGCTATGCTTCTTCTATATTTTTCGTAAGTGTATTCCTTTGATAATCCATAATAAAATCTATCTAAACAACCCTCAATTAATACAATGTCATTCTGATTCCATTCTTTAGTATCCAACATGATTTTTGTTTCCTTATCGCTTGTGTAGTATGAATAAATCCCCCGACAAAATCAAATCTAAATTTTGTAAAAAATATTGCATTTCTTGTGAGTTATGTGGCATTGGGACCTTATGGCTGCAATACTTGCATTGATTTATCGAATAATTTTCAGTGTTGGAATGGAGGCACGTGGATCGGATTTAGTTCTTCCAAATTTCATTGATTCGAAATGTCCAAACTATGGAATTCTTTCACCCAGCTCCGATGAACTGGAGAAAGCAAGGTTCGAAGGTGATCAAACAAAGATTTGGGTAAAAAATATAGAAGGAAATCACACAGTTGTTCCAGCCTATACTGCAACTGAAGCCCTTAAAATTTATGAAGGTTGGGAATTTCGTCAATTTTTAACGGTATATGAAATGGTCTGTGGAAAAGGGTTAAAGCCGCCGTTTTATGATCTCATTCCCTACGTTAAATCTGAACCGTTGAGTGAATGTATTCGAAAGGCGAACAGTTCAAACAATCCTCGCGCCGAGGCGGAATGCTACGAGGAAGTAAATGCTCGAAAAAAATAAATCAATTCTATTTCAAGTAATCCTAATATTATTCGCACTGTTTCACTTGATCTCGATTCAAGCACAGGAATCATCTTACGCATTGGATGCGCCTTGTCAGGAATTTGGAAATTATCCCACTTTGGAAGAAATCAAGAAGGCAAAATTAAAAAACGATCCTACTAAGATTTTGGTTAAGACGATAAAGGGCGATCACGTTGAAGTTCCGTTTACTGATGCATATGACGCAATTAAAATTTCAGACGAAAAGGGCTTCCATAGTTTTATGAAAACATATGAATCAATTTGCGGCAAAGGCACAAAGCCGTCATTTTATTATTCGATTCCTTTCGTTGTGGAACTGGAAACCCAAAAATGCGTAGGGGAATCAAAGAGATTCAAAAAGTCATCGATTTTAAAAAGCGAGTTCTGGAGATCGAAGGCCGAACAACTTTCCGTATCCATTTGCTATAATACTCGCAATGCAATACTTAATAACCCCATGGCGCTTCCAGAACCTTTAGATTCAAAGTGTCCGGACTTTGGTATTCTCTCTATTAAAAAAGAAGAATTGAATCAATTCAAACTTAATAGTGATTCAGGAAAAATATGGGTTCGAACTGCAAATGGAAAGTTTTTGGCTATTAGAAATGATCAGGCTACAGAGGTCTTTTAAAATTTCAAATGATGATGAACTATTTCATCACTATGTAAATTTTGCTATGGTTCGTGGTGAAAGAGTTCCTCCACATTTTGATGTTATTCCGTATCTCGAAACTGAAAGCGCAGAAGGATGTATTCGACATGCCGATAAAAGTAATCCCCGCGCCGAAGCGGAATGTTACGAGAAAGCAAATGACAGTTTTCTTGGCGATAAGTTTAAAAAGAAAAAATAACTACTTTCCCAGAATCGCAATCAACCCTTGAATGAGACCCGCCGCTTGTTTACGAGTAAGTAAATCAAAGGGCTTCTTGTATTGCCTTTTGGAAAACGCATCTAAATCGATATTGTAGATTCCTTTCTTGTTGATCTTTTTACAAATTTGTTTAGCCAACTGTTTTTGTTCGTAAGAGCGTTTTTGAAGATTCTTTTTTAAGGCTAAAATCGGATCTTTCGGCTTTTGTTTGAAAGTTCTTTGACGCTCTATATTCAAAATATTGATTATTGTATGAGCCTGCGAAGCGTCCAAAGAAGAGATGGAATCGGACCCGGTCTCATTCAAAACGATTTCGTAAACTTTTACTTTCGACAAACCCGCTTCCTTTGCGGTCGCCCAAAGTTTTTTAAGTTGGCCTGAATTGATTTTTTTGTCCGCTATCATCATATAAGTCTCTAATGGATCTTACATCAATTTTTCCGAGTTGACAACTTTAATTTTATATATTATAAAACCCTTAATTATATGAATGCACTCGTAACAAAATCATCAAAAATTAAACTATCATCTCACGTTAGGAAACTATTTTACTCGACCAGAGAATTTGCGAAACTCTTAGGGAAGAGCGAGAAGACTATATTACGATGGAAAGAAGACCGGACATTTCCGTTCCCATCGTATGAACTTGGTGAACGAAGCACCGTATGGCTGATCTCGGATGTCGAGAAATGGCTCAATTCACGGGCAAGTAAAAAGATCGGACATAACGGACATTCAAGACTGATCTTTTACTAAACGCCTTTCTATTCAAAGGCACATAGGCTATTCTTGCCATGTGCCAAAAGCAAATTTAAAATTCGATTCAAACGGAACTCTAAGATTAGAATCCGGACTTCTTCTTCACAACTCTGGCGTTGCGCGGGGAGAGTTTCGCTCTCTCCACGCAAATTTTTTACAGAACGGAGCGCCTTTAAATACGAGTGATACAACCACGCTTGTGGAGAACGAAGAATTTGCAGAATTCAATTTCCGAATGCTATCGGCAGTCTTGATTGAAGGATGGTGGTGTGATTTTAGAAACCCTGCGATTTTAGAATCTGCTACCGAACTTTTCGTAACTAAAATATATACCGATCACCAAAGGACCGTTAGAAACTCAATCGGGATTACACGAAATCCTATATTCACAAATCGTAATAATATCCCTGGTGTTGATGCCGTTTTCCGGATTTATAAAGATTTTGCCTCTGATGTTATAGCACGTTTAAAAACGATACCGGCATTGATCGACGCGAACTCGGTCGGCATTTCTTTCACCTACGAAAAATCGCATCCGCAACTCGATAACTTTTACGGTCGTTTGGGCGAAATCGTCGAAGGCGAATACGTCCGACTTATCGTTACGAAAATTCTTTCAATTCCGGAAACGAGTCTCGTTGCCGTACCTGCGGATACTTTTGCGAGAAAATTCGCGGGATTCGATTTTCCGCAAAGCAATCTTACAAACCAAAACATACAGGAGGATAAGATGAAAATCAAACGCACTATTTTGTCACTTCTGGGGGTTGATTCCCAAAAATTCGGTCTGTCTCCTGGGGAGGGCGAATCCGTGGAATTGCCGTCGGAAAAAATGGAATCCGTGCTGGAGGAAGCGGGGAAAACCATTGCAAAACTACAAGATCAAGCTCGCCAAAGCGCTGTCTTGCAAAACAACTTAAACCAGTTTGCAAAACTTTTTGGAAGCGAAGTTTTTCCTGAAGGAATCGACCTCGCATCTAAAGTTATCGAACTCCAAAGCCTTTTGGAGGAACCGAAAAAACTACTCACCGCGGAACGAGAAAAAGCTGTCTCCGCGTATCGAGTTTTTACGAAAAACCAACCTGACTCCGTGATCGAAGCCTTAATCCAAGGTGCGAATCTCGAACAGGCTAAGGCGTTTTCAAAACAGTACGGCGCTTCATTAGAAAATTCGCATCCGCTTAAATGCGAAGACTGCGGATCGAAGAAAGTCAGTCGTGCCTCCGGAAGTTTAAGCGAGCCTCAAAGTGGGGCAAAAACTTTCCAAAAGAAAAGTCCCGACAGTTTCAAGTTGAGTAAAAAGTAAAAAGGAGAACGAGTATGCCTTTAGATGAACCATTCGAAGTCGGTTATCGCGGGATCGTTGAGCCCGTAACGATCACCGTAAAACATCAAACTCTGACAAAAGCAGACGAAGGTAAACCGGCTAAGTTTACCGCAAATATGGAGGTTTCCCTCTGTGTCGACGGCGACTCTCCAGCGGGTCAAATTGTGGTCGTAGACGAAAAGGGAAAGATTCTCGGACTTAAAGTTTTCGGAATATTCGAATATGATTATTCCGGTACCAATCCGGCTCCTGGCTTTTTGAATATCCAAGCAGACAATGCTGGAAAAATCAAGACCGCTGCCAGCGGAACGCGTGTTCTCGTTATCTCCGTTGATACCGGGGCCAAAAAATTAGCCTGCATTATATAAGGAGAAATTAAAGTGCCACACGTAAAATTAGATAACGGGCTTGTTCGTCTCGACTTACAAGCCGAAGCCTATTCCGACGCAAAACGCGACGGTCTTTCCATGAACGAATTTATGGAGAAAGAAGAATCCGGGTTCGGATACGATCCGGAAACACCAACAGGAAAAAATCTATCCGCATTCGAACGCCAATTAATGGCAAATAACGTTTCGATCGGAGAAGCTTCGTTTTCCGTAGACGACTTCATAAAAGCATCTAACCAATCGAAGTATCTCTTCCCTGAGTTCGTAAACCAAAACATATACATCGGAATGAATCAGGGTCAACTTCAGGTGAAGTTGGAAGATACTCATTCTGTGAAAACTCGCATAAGCCAAGGCGCCGCGCGATCAGTCGCGTTTGACATCGAGGGTTCTGATCTTACCGCTAAGAAAAAGGCGAAAGAAAGCGGCGGAAAATTTCCGAAAGCAACGATCAAAGCTCAAGAGAAAGCAATCGAAACCAGTCCGGTAGGACTCGAAATCAATTTCACTTACGAGTCTTTGAAGAGAATGCAAATTCTCAAAGTGCAAAATATATTCCAAGTTTTCGGTTGGCAACTCTCACAGCAGATTACAAAAGAAGCGCTCCGCGTAATCAAAAGCGGCGATGGAAATACAGGAACAGAAGCGAAAACATCCCAAACGTTAGGAACCGTTTGGAAGTATTCCGATGTAGTAAATTTACTTCTCTCTGCGGATCAAGGAGTCGAGTTCACACATGCCGTTGTGAGTAAAAACTTTTTAGAGAAGATGCTTACAGACGAAACCAATTTCAAACAATTTCAATCCATGAACTTACTCGAAGGTTATGTTAAAACGGGTCAGGTTCTCAACTTTTTTGGAATGAACTGGAAAACTCATCCGGATATGGACGATGACGCAATCCTTACGTGGAACAAAGACGTAACGCTTGAGTTGTACGAGGATTCCGCCGGCCAACTCGTGGAGAGCGACCGCTTTATCCGAGAACAAATCGAGGGAACGGTAATCAGTTATGATTTCGCTTTTGCGAAACTCTTTTCTGCAAGCTGTCATCACAAAACTAAAAAACCTTAATCGGATCGCCAAACATATGTTAAACGAAGTCTCAGAACTCAAAAAACAACTCAGGATCCAAGCTAAAGGTTTGGATCTTTCCGACGTAAGAGACGGAGATTCCGCTTCTCCGTTCGAGGAGTTCCTAGAGTCTGCGGCTGCTTTGGCAAAAGCGCGACTAACGTCCTGGGGAGTTGTAATTCCTGATAATCCTCCGTATACAACGCCACTGCGGACATCCGAAATTCTCCTTATCAAGGCTGAAATCATTGAGGAGTTTGGATACAACGATGGTTTTGATCCGGAGGAAATTTCCACCGGAGGCGGTGAAGGAACGCGCGTTAGGCGCTCTCGAATGAGTGCGGAAGAACGAGGTGAAATCGTAGAAGGATTTCGTAATAAAGCCTATTTCCTTCTCTTCGGGAAACAACCTTCCGAATCTCCTGGGGTTGCCTAATGAGTATTCACTCAATGTTGGATCGTGCTTTTGAAAAAGGAGCACAAGCCAAAATCAAAATTCTTACTCCGACTTCGGTTCCTGCTCCATCTGGACTAAACGCTTCTAAGAAAACGACGTATAGAGGTGGTGAGGACATTCCTTGTATTTGGGTTTGGAAGGACGCAGAATCCGACAGCGAAGTCGGAGAAAGACAGGAGTACCGAGCCGTGTGCCAAATTCGTCCGGAAGACTTGGGAATTACGACAATCGGACCGGAATGTAGGATTCAGAAAGACGGGTCGGAATGGTTGATTAAAACGATTCATCCGGTGCAAGAGTTGGAAGGATTTTCATTAATCAGAATTGAAGTAACCAAACCAAAAGCGGGAGGAAACAAAGTATGAAATTTCTTACCGTAACGGATACGTTTGGTCCGGCGCTTCGTAGCGCGATTTCCGAAGGGCTAGACAAACTCACAAAAGTCCAAGATAGGAACGCGGCTCTTGTTCAAGCGAATGTCACCAAAGGCATCCGTTCCCAAAAGTACAAATCCAATTGGCCGGAACTTTCCGAAACGACAAAAGGAAGAAAAAAAGAAAAAGGAAAATCTCCTTTGACTCTGATTGAGGAAGGTGATCTGTCCGCTTCTTTTGAGATCGTAAAAGAAAACGATTCTACGGTCGTCGTAGGAACCAATTCAAAATACGCTCGGATTCATGAGTTTGGATTCGAGGCGAAAAACATTCCGGCCCGACCCTATTTCAGACCTGCATTAGAAGATTCTAAAGAACTAATTCTTCAAAATTTTAAAGAGGCAATGAAGGAGATTTTCAAAAAATGAGAAAGTCTCACATAGATTACATCCGAGAGATGGTGGAAAGCATTCGAATCAATGGAAACGTAGTGATTCCTTCGGATCGATTCTTTGAATACCAGCCTCCTTTGGACGGGATTCAGGAAAAAATTCCGTGTGCGATCCTAAAGTATTCGGAACCTACGAACACCTTGGGTAGAAAAATTAAATACCGCTTAGAAAGAATCGTTCGAGGAAATTCCGTGTTTTTAAAAAACGCGGTGCGTCATGCAAAACAAGAATTTAAATACACTGTTGATTTCTGGCTTAATGAACCGGATGCGGACGTAATCAGTTCCGTTGTCAATCGTGGAATCTTAGATCAGTGTCTTTTGTTCGTGAGTCTTCGGACCTGGATTAAATCCGAAGAGCAAATTCCGATTTTAGTTCGCCTCGGTAAAACAGGACTCGTAGACGATCCTGCAAAAGAAACCGGCAACTACAAACTCTATGTAGAAATCATTTTTAAAGACGGACTCTACACGATCGAGGAAGAAGAAACTTTGGCTGGAGCCGAATTGGAAATCGAAGGACCGATTCCGGAAGGAGTATAAGGGATGAGTAGTATTAATATATTAGTATTTCATAAATTATTATAACAAAAGGAGGACAGTAATGGCTATAGGATCAGTTTCAACCACACACGTTTCTGGGGGACTTGGAAATAGTTTTCCATATGAAGATAAGGTCCACGCGAAAATCGGACAGGCGGAAGGATACACCGCAAATACTCCAATCCTCATATCTTCTTACCAGCAAGGTAAGGACGTTTTCGTAAAGGGTGAGTTAGTCGATGCACTCAAACAACATTTCGAAGAATTTGACGAAACTGTGGGTGAGATTCCCGTTCCTGTCCTTTGTATCCGTTCCGAAAATGACCAGACTGGAAGCGTGGATCCTATGATTCCTGGACCTGCAAACACTGGCTTGGCGGATCCACCTACAATTTCGGGAACTCCAGTTGGAAACCGAGGTGTCGTTTTAAAAATTACGAAAGCGGGTGCGCTTGGAACCGCAGAATATCGTAAAAGTGAGGATGGTGGGGATACGTTCGGGCCTCTACTCGTAACTCCTGTTTCCGGAGTGATTGCGCTTGCCGTTGGAGTTACCGCAACGTTTCATAATGACACTCCTCTCGCAGATACGTTTCATGTAGGTGATACCTTTACGTTTAACATCAAAGGTCCAGGCTCATCTCCTGGGGCAAGGTTAACCGCAATCGAAGCGCTGAAAACAGTCGATCAAGGCAACTCTCCATTCTACTGGTTCCACCACGTTGGTGGAGTGGATAGAGCCTTTGCGATTTCGGTTTCTACTCTTCTTGAAGAAATGAGGACCGAAAATCTTTTTCGTATCTTTGCGGTACTCGAAACAGAGCGAAAACTTCCATCCGAATCTGTAGAAACTTATTTCCTGCGGATCCAAGACGAGTGGGATTCGTACGAAAACGAAAGGGTTTGTGTCGTTGCCGCAGAAGGTCGTTACATTCCCGGTGGGATTCAATCAAACGGCGGATGGAGTGCTTCTTTAGAACTCGCCGGAACGATCGGAGAATGGAGAAACGCCGCGACCTTTCTTTGTGCGAGACTTGCAACTCATCGAGTTAACGTTAGTGCTGCTTGGGTTGCCAAAAACAAATCTAAAACCTTGATCGGAATTCGTTATTGGAATGAAGGTTACAAAGGGTATCAAACCGCCTTTGATGATTTGGGTCTGACAATTCTTCAAATCTATCCCGACTACCAAGGCGTCTTTATCGCATCCGACAACTTGATGTCCGGACCTACTTCAGACTTCAGTATATTCCAGAACTGAGGCGTGCAAACAAAATGCACCGGATCGTTTACCGAGAATCTCTTCCTTTCTTGAAGTCAGATACGGAAACCAACTCCGGAAGCGGAGGCCTCGACTATCTCAAAGCTACAATCGACGCCAAAGTATCTTCGGAAATGGAGCGCGCAGGAGAAGCGGAGATTTCGGGCCACGAAATCAAGTTACAACCGATCAAAACAGTGAACGGGAGAAAGATTCTTCCTGCAACTCTCAAGATGTACATCAAAGACAGAATCGATGCTATTCAGTGGTCCACTGAATTCGCGTTGGCGTAAGACTAAAAGGAGAAATTCAAAATGCCAAATCCAGGAGATATTTTACCGCAGAGTCTAAGTTTCGAAAATTTTACCTTAACTATGTTGGGTAAAGAGTTGGTTAAGTTTTCTAAATTTAGTTTAGATTATGAAGCAGACATCGCATTCAAGCTCGGCAAAGGTGGAGAACCAGTAAGCTGGTCTGTAAAATCTTATAAACGTCAGGCGAAAGCTACGATCGAACTCGACGAGTTGAAATATATGATCAAACTCGCTACCCCTTTTGGTGGAGATCTTCTCAAACTTTCACCTTCTCCGATTACTGCACGATGTGAGGTGGAAGGGGGAACTCTTCTTTTGACCGTTCCCGCCGCCAAGATCATAAAGTTTTCACTTCCGTTCGAAAATGGGGCGGAGGCGGCCGAGACGGATCTTGACCTTGCGGTTACGAGTTATCCAATCATTACATTTACATAATATATAATATAAGGAGAATATAAAATGGAACTACAAGGCACTCAAAAATATAACGACTATCAACAGGCGATCTCAAGTCTTCCTAAAGATTACGTTCCGGTGGATGAAGGTTTTTTAAATCGTTACGAGGTGGAAATCGAGGCGATCAAGGAATTTTTAGACGACAAAGGCGGACTACACCTCATTCAAGTGGATGAATATTCCACGCTGTGTAGAGTTCCGTCGAAAGAAACTCTCTCCAAAGTTTCGGATCGATCTAAAAAGTTAGATCCGATCGAGGCTGATATTGATTTTGTGAATCGCTGTTTGGTGTATCCAAGTTCTGAGACATTTTCCGGCTGGATCAATAAAGGAGCTCCCGGCCTTGCCTCTTCGATCAGTCGTAAGATTTTTGATCTGGCAAAACTAAATCAAGAGGCGGTTTCAAAAAAGCTTTAGCGGATCGGGATGCGGAGATTCGGTTGGGGACGGGTGCGCTTGAAAATTTAATTCGTCTCTTGTTTCCCGATACTCCGATTCCGGATCCGTTTGACGCGGAAGAAATCGCAAGAAGAAGCAAAGACCTTCAATGGACACAAGAAAGGATTATAGATATGATCGCGGCTGGAGTTGCTAAAGGAATCGCAAAAGCATTCGGCAAGTGATAATCTGATTTACAAAGGATTTTTAATTTAGGATATAGGAATATACAAATGGCGAAAGATTGGAAAGGTTTTGATCCAAAAAATCCAAAAGTGAGCGACTTGATTCCGTTCGCTTATGCAATCTATGGATTTTTGTTTGTTTGGTCTTTCTTTCCATTTTTTGGAATCATTCCTGCGTTAGTCGTCATTCCGTTTAACAAAAATAAATTCCTAAAATACTTACCTCTTGTAACAAACCTTTATATGTCCACGGTCTATCTGCTTTACCTTTACAAGTAGGTACGAAAATGGATACATTTGAACTCGGTGTTGTTTTAAGTCTCAAGGATTACGTATCCGGTCGCCTCGGCGAAATCGAGACAAGATGGAAAAATGTTCGAAAGAGTATGGACGAAACATCCGCGTCCGCAAGACTTTTTGACCGTTCGATGGGAATGGTTCACACAGGGCAGAAGATGCTGGAGCTCGGATCCGCTGGACTCTACATGTCCAAATCTCTCATCGAAGCAGGGCTCGAAGCGGGTAAACTTAGAAAAACATAGAGTCCTTGGGAGTAACTAAGGATGAAGTTTCTAAAATTTCCTCTGAGGTTCGCGCCATGACAGGCGACATGGGAATCGCTCAAGAGACTTTTTTATCAGGAATCTATGATATCAAATCCGCTGTTTCCACTTTAAACCCGGCGGAGCTTTCGAGTGTTGCGGGCGCCTTGGGAAAAGCAGCAATTGCGACGAAGGGGGATTTTGCGGGACTTGCGGATTTGTTTGGTACGACACACGCTCAGTTCAAAAAAATGTACAACGAATCGGACGCCGCGTTTGCATTACGTTTTGCGAATACACTTTCTCTTTCCGTTCAAAAGTTCAAAACAGACGGCGCGAAAATGCAAGCGGCGATGCAAGGGTTAGGCGCAACCGCCGCCGGTATGGGCGTCAAACTCGAAGAGCAGATGGCTGTTTTAGGGATGCTTCAAAATACGATGCTTCCCGGAGTTGCTGGAACCAGTTACCGCGCTTTTTTAAGTTCGGTGGGCGAAGGGTTTCAAAAACTCGGACTCAATGCAAAAAACGCACAAGGTCAAATCAAATCCATGCCTGAGCTTTTGGAAGAGATGAATCAAAAATATCGGAACTCCTTTGTGGTGGATCAGGCTACAGGTAACAAAGTTCTAAAACTCGACGCACGTAACGAGATCAAAAAAGCGCTCGGTTCGGAAGAAGCCGTGGCCGCGCTTGAAAACTTACTTCCAAAAATGGGAGAGTTAAAAACTTCGATTTCGGAAATCAAAGATGCAAACCTAAGCGGCACCGCAGAAGCCTTAAACAAAATGGCTTCAATCAACCAGGATAACCTGTCATCTCAATTGGATCGGACATCGGAAGTTTGGAAGAGTTTAAAAACAAGCCTCGGTCAAGATATTTCAAGCGGTCCGATTCTTTCTATCGTAAAAGGATTTGGAGATATGCTTTCGGGTATGACAAAATTCTTAGATCAAAGTCCCGGACTTAGGAAATTTATTTCCTATCTTGTCATCGGCGGATCCGTTGCGTTATTTTTAGGTGGTGCATTTATCACTCTCGTCGGAGTTATCGGAATGTATACCGCGGTGACTAGCTCCGCTGCTGCTGCAAAAATTTTTGATACGATAGCAACGGTTAAAAACTGGGCGGCAAAAGTTGCCAACAGAACCGCAACGATCGCTTTAGCCGTCGCAGAATACGCGTTAATCGGTATCGTTGGCGCCGCGATGTATTCCTGGCAAGCGTTGACGTTTCTGTATGGTATCATGACCAGCCGGACAAAGGCGCTTGCCGCTTGGCAAACAATTCAAACCGCGGTTACGACAGGACTTACATGGGCGTCTAATGCACTTAACGTATCTCTTTGGGCAAACCCGATTACATGGGTGGTTGCCGGAATCTTACTTGCGGTTGGGGTTGTGGCTGCTGCGGTTTACTACTGGGACGAATGGACAACGGCTGTTGCCAACGCGTGGCAAGAACATAAATTTCTTGTTTCCGCCTTACTGCTTTTGACTGGACCGATCGGCGCCATCATCGCGTCGTTAGTCGTAATCAAACAAAACTGGGCGACAATTGTAGGTTGGATTGATAAAGCCGTGGTTGCCGTAAAAAGTTTTTTTGGCGTGGGAGGCGATCAAGTAGCAATCGGAGCGACACAAAATACCCTCAAAGCTGTCGATGTCAAACCGGCAACTTCCGAGACAAAATCCATTTTTGATTCTATGGGTATGGGGAGCGTTGACAAAATGCTCTCTCAAACAGGTGGCGCTAAACTCGATTTAAACAATCAAGCTCAATACTCTAAAGCATTAGAAATACCTAAATTAGACCCTACTTTGCTGAATAGTCCCTTACAAGGTTTTCCGGGAGGAACGTCCAAGGCCCCAGCAATTCAAATTACAATCAATCGACTCGTAGACAAAGTCACATTCCAAAACAATTCTTCCGGTTACAAAGAGGCCGGGGATTGGATTGGAAATGTCTTTACAACTGAAATTAAAAATCTGCGGATCAAGGGAACCCTATGAC